AAAAACCAGGGTTGTTGGGATCGGCTAAAACACGACCGGCCATATTGACAAGCGGGTCGCCGAAAGCCGAAATCTTCTGCTTGTCGCTGGCGTCCGTCGGGTCTCCAACGAACAGCGCCTGCATCTGGACGATGATGATGCCGTTGCTTTGTGTAATATTGTTCGTGACCTGCATCTTCTCTCCCGATTACGTTGCTGTTGGCGTCGAAGTCGTCGTCGTAGACGAGACTGAGGACGATGTCACCGTGAATGTCACGCCGATGTAACGAATCGAGAACACAGGCTGGAATGCTACGGCGATATCCACCGTCGTTGGGTCGCTCGCGTCCTGCTTGACGACCGGTGCCGCATAACCCTGGAGGATCAATGCGTTCACCAAGTTCGAGAGCAAACTGTTGCAAACGATCTGGATCGAACCGAGAACTGACCCGATGAGCTTACGACCGATGAACTGCGCGAGTTGCGCACGGAAGTACTGTGCGACGTAGTCCGTCGTGGTCGTGACCGTCGGGATTGATGTGAGAATGTTGCTCGGATCGGTGCTCAAGTAATCGCGCACCAGCAAACCGCCGTTGTTTTCGATGACGACCGTCGCACCATTGGATGCGATGCCATCCATGGTAGGATCGTCAAGACGTGTGCCGAGAAGGCGCGTGAAGCCGACTATGTCCTGGAAGGTCAAGGTCGTCGCCACGTCGTTAGCCGGGTTGACGTTCAAGCCTGCCATAGCTGCGGCTGCGAAGGTGCCGTCCACGCAATATTCTTGTGCGACGCCCGTCTGCGTGTTGGTGATCTGGATGCCATAGCCGCCCGGTAGAGCGCCGGGGACGACCAAGATAACACGGGAGTTGGCGAGTGACGTTGCGAGCGCGGAAACCGATCCCGGTGTGGCATAGATGTTCGTGCCGATGAAAGCGATTGCCTCGGCCTTTTGGCGAGGAGCTGCCTGCGTGATGAGGAAGCGGCTCAAGAATTGCTGGACAGGTGCCGACGTTGACAGCGGGACGATGACGTTGACGTGGTTCTGAGTTCCCGGAAGCGGAGCCGCGAGCGACTGGATAGCGGACTCGTAAGATGAGTCGCTTCCAGTGTTCAAGTTCGGCTGCACTGGAACCTGTACCACACCGAATTGCTGAGCGCCGTTCGCCGTCATGAGTTGCACGGCAAGAGATGCACGGTTGATGGTGTTCGGCGTGCCGTATGCGGCATAGGCCAATGTCGGGTCGGTGTAAAGGACGAGAGCCATGTCCTGAGGGGTCTTGTTGACCGTGTAGGTGATGTAGTAGTACTCGCCCACATTCGGCTCGTTGCCGTCGTTGCCGTTGAAGGTCATGACGGTAGCCGTGTCGCCCGTGGTCATGCCATAGGTCGTGACGACATTGGTGTGCGTTCCCAAGAATTCGATTGTCGGAATTGCACCGGTCGTGAACAAAGCTTGGTTCAGAGACGAACCGACTGGGTTGGCGTTGACGATGAGCTGGAGCGTGTCGCCTGGACGGTAGTGGTACGACGGAGAAGGCAGTGTCGTCCAACCGTACGGAAGAGCGTTGTTTGGGTCCACGATGGTGAACTTGACGCCCGTGTTAGTGTCTACGTAGCTTTGGCCAAGGTAACCGTTTGTTCCAACAGGGGCGAGCACAGGACCTAATGTCGTCCATGTAACTTCATGGTCGGTCGTGGTCGCGCCCGTGACGATGCTGCCTGCCACGAATGGGGTGGAAGCGCCGGACTCGCCGTATTGGCCAGCCTGCGCGAGGTAGCTGGTCCCGGAGTATACGAAGCTGATGATCTGGCCTTCCGCGAAGACCGTAGCTGCGGACCAAGGACCGGAAGCATCGACGTTCGGCGTTGCCGGTGTCGTTGCCTCTCCCGTTCCCTTGCCGCCCGCGATACTGGACGTGACGAGGAAGCGGTCGGAATAATCGATTGTGGTCGGGTTGACTCCGCCCTCGAAGTAGCTGAGTGCGACCGGGGTGGCGAGCGACGTGCCCGTACCGGATGTGACGGATGCGGTGACGACGCCGGACTTCGGGGTCGTGACCTTGTTGGAGCCGGAGAAAAGCGCCACTAGGGCGTTGACCGTGCTCTGGCCGCCCGTGGTGGACCAGATGTTGACGACGATCTGTTCCGCCGTCGTCGGTGCGAGGCCGTTGGAGGTCCAAACCAGCGAGCTGGGTGGGGAGCCGCCTTCTCGTGCCTGCACTCCAGCCGTTGCGCTGAATGAAGCCGTGCGCACGGCGTTTGAAGTACCTGCGGTCGTGACGACCTGGATGCTTGCCGTGCCGGAATCATAGATGATCTGGCCGAGGCTGTAAAGTGTGCCAGCAGCCCATGTCGGGAATGCCGTCGTGATGCCGTTGAAGATTGTTCCGGTGCTGGTGTAGACCTGATTCGCGACCAGAACAGGCTCGGCGGCGTTGTTGACGACCGTGACGCTCGTCAAGGCGTTCGGTGCCGACCAATCCGGTTCAAGCACACCGACTTCAGTGGCCAGGAAGGTTGCCGTTGCTCCGATAGCTATGGCGACGGATGCGTCTACGGCAGCCGTGACGATGACGTGCAGGTCGTCGTCCTGGAACGTGAGCGTGATCGCTTCGGTACTGGAATTAGCCGGGATTTCAAAGTCCGGGAAGTTGTACGGCCAGATGATTCCGGTCGTGTTGAAGTTTCCATCGGCCACATGGTTCGTGCCGATTGTCGGGACGGGGACGATCTGGTTGAGTTCGTTCACCGCGCTGTAGGTTCCCTGTCCAGGAATGCCCGGGGTCTGAACCGTGAGCGTGTAGGTGTGGTCGTTCAACGCGGAGCGGTAGTACGATGCATACACGTTGTTTCCCGCTGTCGGCGGGTTGAAGAGAGTGATCTGCGCGGCTGCCCCGTCCAATGCCGCGACTACTACGGTACCGGCGGCAAGGGCCGCGATGGGGCTCGGACCGACATAGACGCTGATGAGGGACGGCTTGTCCGTGGAGCGGGCGAGTCCGCTTCCGTCCACTGGAACATCGGCTAGCGTGAAATTTGCGTTGATGCCGTTCACGGAGCCGGTGCAAGAACTCAGGTAGACATGCTCGTCGACGAGCGTCGACGTGATCTGCACCGGGCCGAATTGCGCGACGCTGTTCGAGTTCGATGTGCCAGCCGAAATGTCGGTATTGGCACCCCAGGCAATCATGGTGCCGTTTTGGGTCAACACATAGTCGATGCCCTGGATGTAGTCGGCACGGTTCGGACCGAGACCGACCTGGACGATGGATGCAACTTCCTCTGCGGGGAGCAAATCATCGGTGTGCTGATAGTTGTTCGTGTAGTACGTGATGGTCATCGTGGACCCGGAAGATACCGGGTTTGCCAATGTGATTTGGCCGGACTGACCGTCGACCACGGAAACAGTGACCGCGATGCCGTTGACGAGAACGACGACGCTTGCCGGGTTGGTCGTAACGACGCCGCCATTGGTTCCATCGACGATAGGTGCATAGTGCGTCTGGAAAACCGTGTTCGTGTTCGGTCCTTTTCCGCCCGTGAATGCCGTGGCGGTCTGCGCCAACGCTTGGTTAACACCGGAACCGGTCAATATGCCGGTCAGATAGCCGAGTGCGGTCGGAATTCCAGCCGAGATGAGCGTGTTGACGTTCGCCAAGGTGCGGACGGTGATGTTGTCGGCCTTGAGCAATTCGATGCTGATTGCATCGGAGCCAGCGCCCGAGATCGACAAGGCGTCGGACTTGCCGCTGCCAGGGGTCAATGTGAGTGCGAGCGTGACGTTGTTGCCCTGGAAGCCAGGGATGGTCAGGCTGATCGTCAACGATTGAGCGGTAGAGGCGTTCGTGAAAGAATAGCTGATGAGGACGGTGGCACCTTCGTCGGCTGCGCTGAAGGTGTACACGCCTGCGGTCACGGCGTATTGCCCCAGCGTCGGGCCGGAAACGACTTGCGTCAGGAAGGCTCCGCTCGCGTATTGGACGGCTACGTTGCCAGTGAATGTCGATGCGTTTGCGACCGTCACCGGCCCCGGAGGGCTGGACGAGATCACATGCGATTCCTGGATGGCTTCCGACGTGGTGGATGCCAGAACATCGGTTGCGAACGACGGGATTTGCGCACCGAGGTTCTCGTTCGCGACAAGCGTATCGTTGAGCTTGAACTGGTAGGACACGACCAGCGTGCTGCCTACCGGGATGATTTCCTGCATCTGGAACGTGCCCGTGGCACCGTTCAAAGAGATGACCGTCAGTGGGATTCCATCCGAAATGACTACGATTTGGGACGGGTCGTTCGTGGTCTTGCCGACGCCCTGGCTCGAAACGATCGGGAAATACGTGGTCTGGAATGCGTTCGTGATGCCGTTCACCTGTGCGGAGAGGTCTTCGTTCACGACCAAGTTGTTTGCCACGGAGGACGATCCGCGCACCAACTCTTGGTTGGCGAACGTGAAGAATGCGGTACCCTCACCGATGACGACGGGAATGCGGGTCGTGCCAAATAGGGGTGCCCCCGAGGCGGCGATGATGACCTCAGTGTAGACGCCCGGCTGTGTGTACTGTTGGAATAACGCCATTTTGTTGGATACTCCCTCTAATGGGTTGAAGCAACGGCTTCTATATCGCTTGCGAAAGTCAGTTTTTTGGTTTGGTGGCGCACGAGTTAGTTGTTTTCCTGCTTGAGTCCCTTAACCAATGTGAGCTTCTTGTCGGCGGGGAGGGGCTTGAATTCGTTGAATCCCGTCATAGTCAGATTCTCCTGGCCGGTAGCCTGGCGTACCTTGTCACGCTTGACTTGCCGCTCCCGGATGTTCTCCCAACGCTTCTCGGCATCTCGTCCGATGAGGGCGTCGAACGACTGTTTCTCGAGGTTCGCCTGGGATATGGACACGACGCTGAAGACGTGGCTCGCACGGCAGCCGCACGCCGGACACTTCTTCCATTCAGGCAGCGGGTCGTGCACGGATTGAATGACCTCCTGGACTACGCCGCAGTCTTCGTTGTTGCACTTGAAATCGTATTTCGCCATGAAATCTCCTTATTTTACGCAGTCCACGGGGTGAACTGAAAACGCCCCATTGCCTGGGTACGCGGGGAATAGACGAGCTTTCCCGGGTATCCTACTATGTACGGCGCACTATTTACTTCGAAACTGATTAGTCTGGTCACGAGCGGAATGAATGTCTTCCAATCCGCCGCCGCAGACACATTGAGCATGTAGGAGTATGACGGTGCCGTGCCGCTCAGATCGCGCTGCTCCCCCTGCTGGTCGCGGCCTACCTCGAAGATCGTGATGCCGTCCGCTTCCATGTTGGTGCGGGCCTGAACGAGGAGCCGATGCTTGATAAGCTCGGAAATCTCCGACGACGTGGTAAGGTCATTTGACTTGACCTCCAGCGTGAAGCTCAGGTTTTCCTTGGACCCGAACACCTCGTAAGTCTCTGTCCACGTGGGACTTACGATGATTGCCACCTGGTCGTCCTTCGTGACGAGGTCGCCGATTGCGATCCAAAGACCGGGCACTAAGTCCTTGTTCATCTCCATCTTGCGACCATTTTTATGAAGCTGGGTCACCATAGCGCCGCTTGAACTGTCCAGCATCTCAGCATTGATGCGGACTTCCCACCGCGCCCATTGCCCGGGACCGAGGAGCGGACTCAGCAACAGGGCATTCGCCGGTGTAGCGGTAGAAGGCGTCTCGATGACGGTCGGATCGGTGATGGCCGATTGGACGGACACTTGGTTAGGCGTGAGCGTTTCGTTTGGCTGGAGCACCAAATTGAGGAAGTTCTCGGGATTGACCGTAGCATATTGAGGCGACGGGTCTTCTTGGTACATTCCCACTGCTGTTATAGTACTGCCGATAGGCGTTGAGCTTGAAAGAAGGATGAACGCGGGCTGCGCGGGTGTGCGCTGCCCCATGTAGTATGTGTAGTCCACGCGCTGGCGGAGTACGTAACCCGTCTGGTCCTGGAACGAAAGGCCGGTCGCGTTGGTTGGGATAGAGATGACCTCTTCCCCGCCGACCGTGGATTGGCAAATCACCTTCCCCATGTTTCGCGTTATCCAATAATCGACGGTAGGAGTGAGCACGACGCCCGTCTGCGTGTCGGTTATCGCGATGGTCTGGATCGGAGTGTATAGGATGAGATACGCTTGGAATGCCGCGAAGTTGATCTGCGCCCCAATGTTGCTTGTGTCCGACGGAACCATGACCGTGCCATCAAGGCCCTCGCGGAAGTAGATGAATGAACCTTGTGCTGGTGGGATGTAGCCTTCGCGCCACTTGAACTTCTGCAGTGTAAGCCCGACATCGCGGGTCGCTTCGTCCACGGAATCGACGTTCATGTAGTAGACGCCCGGGTCCAATAGGGTGTTGCCGGGGTCGACTTCGCGGACGAATTCCACGAAGAGACCGTCCTTGTCTTCAACCTGAGCAAGGATGGCCCGACCGTGCTGCGTACAAAGAAAATAATCTGGCGAAAGTCTCGTTCCGGACGATGACACGCTTTTCACAATCACTTGGCAGTCTGCGAACGATATCAAGTTTGACGGTGTCCGAGCCGTGCCAGTCTGAAACGTGACTTCGCCTAAAGCCTTGCGGTATCGAGGATGACGAGCCACAATGTCACGGATTATGCGCAAGAGATACGCCACCAGACTCGCACCTGTCATATCCATCATGGTTAGTTTCCTCTGCCCCAGCCTCGATAGGCTGGTCCGCCGTTAGCGGCAGTGCACATCTTTGGATAG